AGCAGAGGTGTTAGTTATTCTTAATTGTGAAACGAAGTAATTTCTGCCTGGTGGCATTCCTCCGTGATTTTTTATTGTTCTTACCATAATTTTATTTTTTATTTATTATTATTAATTTTCTGTGATTAAGCTATCGCCATTTTGTGCAATCATATTATCCAAATTCTCTAAAATAATCTCGTCATTGGTATATGTACAAGCTATTGATTTATAAATCTTGCACCACCCATTCGTTGTTGTACAACAGGTTCCCCACCACGTTGAATTATATATTTCGCCAAATGCCATCTTTTATTTTATTTGTATTACTAATTATTATTTTAACATATTTGTTTAATTTTTCTATGTTTTTGTTTCTTGGTTTACTCTTTCTTTTTATTATCATAAAACCCACCCCTGAAAAATTGTGTCGCCCCTATCTGCGTTCATTTCATCATTACTGCTTTGGCTATACTCTGGATATAAAGAAGCTGCGTTAAAATCCATATAATCC